GGTCGTGTTGTAGACGCGTCCGGCTTCGACGAGCTCGGAGCGGCGGGTACGAATACCGGACACGCTGACAGGCTTCTGGGTGATAACGGCGAGCTGCTGGCATAGTTCCTCGTCGGTCATTGGGCCGTGTGCCCTGTACGCCTCGAGGATTAGCTGCTGCGTGTCGGTGACGTTGGTGACGGTGGCGGCTGCTTGGTGCGATGTGACCGGGTCGGTGTTGCGTGCCCGTGGGGCGGTGTGGTGGTAGATGACGGTCGGGTGGTAGTTGCCGCACCAGTTCCGGCAGCCTTCGGTCGGGTGCTGCCCGCATTGCTGGCACAGGTCACTCATCGTCGGCCTCGTTTCGGTCGAGCGCCCGGTCGAGGCGGTAGCGGTCCTGTGACCACAGGTGCAGCCCGAGGCCGAGTTTGGTGGCGGCTCGGCCGATGGCGTCCGATTCGGCGTGCTTGAGCCTTGTGCCGTTGCTGCCGATGATGTCGGGCCGTTCCACGTCGCCGGCACCCTCGACCGTGACGGTGCGGCCGTCTACCTCGACAGTGAGGCGTCCGACGCAGCCGGTGATGGTGCCGTCCGGGTCGGTGATCTCCCGGACGATCTGCCAGTCGAACGCGCCGACCGTGGCCAGCAGCTTTTCGACTTTGACGGACCATTTCACGTAGTCGCCGAAGCCGCCCGGTGCTCGCTCGATGAGCGACTGCGGGAACGGCTTCGCCAGTTGTTGCAGTTGTTTTCCAGTCATGGTCCACAGCGTATCACTGCTGTGGGACATGTGTGGGAATGTTACGGCGTGCCCTTCATCGCCTGCCACGCGTCGGCTTCGTCGACCAGGTCTTGCTCGGTCAAACCGACAGCGTTCGCAGCGTCCTCGACTGTGGCAAGGCTGAGAACAGCGAGCAGCGTGGCGAGCGAACCTGCCTGATCAAGCGGTGTCGGGCCGTGGATGAGTTCCTCGTATACCGTGCGTGCTTCTTGTTCTGTTGAACCATCATCGGGCGACAGAAACACGATTTGGTGTTCTTCGGTCGTGATTTCCCAACCATCGGGATATTCGAGGAACGGCAGCGGGTCGTTGGGGTTGTGAACAAAACGATGTCTCATGACGGCAGGCCGATCGCTACGGCGTAATAGTCGGCGTCCAACTCTGCTCCGCCTCCCGAGCCTCCCAAGAAATACGCTGTGCCGCTAAACCATCTACCGGTTGCTGGCACCATCGTGTAGCTCTGGTCGGCTGTTAGTCCCGTAACAATCACAGACAGCCAGCGGGTGTTCTGTGTGGTTCCGTTTGCCACCATGTATTGCAAGTCTCCATGATTTGTCGAGGTTCCCAACTCTTGCCACTGGAAACGGCCCGCTGAGCCTTTTGTCATAAGTTGACAGCTCAACAACACTTTTCCAGATGATGGTGCTGTGAATGTCACAGCAAAGTCGGATGACCATTGCGTGAGCGTTTGATAAGTGAACAGAAAATAGTCGGTGTAGTGGACATCGCCTAGTACGCCTGCTGGGCCTGCGGGACCGGTCGGGCCAGTCGGGCCGGTTGCGCCGGGATCGCCGGGATCGCCCTTCGGGCCCGGTGCCGTCACTGTCACAGCATTATCGGCCTCGGTAACGGTGACTGTGTTGGTCATCGGGTGACTTCTCCTCGGCAGGTGAATGTGCCCATTACGAGCCGTTCGACTGTTGTGCCGTTGACGAGCTCGAGGTCGTACACGTACTGGTTGGCGGTAATAGCAGCCGATGTTGTGGCGGTGATCGCCACGTCAATTGTGCCCGCTGCGCCGCCGAGAATCAGGCCGCCGTTGGCCGTCGTCAAATCCAGAATCGTCGACGTGGAAGGCACTGTCTGCCGTACCTGCATCCGGGCCGTGTAGCCGGTCAAGTCGACGAGGTTGCCGTCGCTGTCCTTGTACGTCATCTGCAACGCGAACGTTGCGCCCTGGTCGATCGTCATGTTGTATTTGCCGGCTAGTGCCATCGGTTGCTCCTACAGCAGAACGCCCACGAGCGTCGAGATCACGGCAATCAGGATTGCCACCAACAGGCCGAGCGTCCACTGATACTGCCGGTCGAGACGGTCAAACAGGCGGTCGTCGTTCGCGATCAGACGCTTGATGTCGTCGTCGTGGCCGTTAACACGGGCCTCGAGGTGCGCGATTTTCGCTTCCATAGTGTTTAGTTTGCCACATTCGGCCAAGTCAGTCGGTCAACTCGTATAGGTCGCCGATGACGTACCGCATGTTGCCGTGTTTGCGGATCGGGCCTTCCCAGGTGGCGAGCCAGTCGGCCGGGTCGGACAGTTTGCGGGCGACGTTGCCGGCAGCGATCCAGCCCTCGTTTGTGGTTGAGTCGATCAGGGTGAGCATGTCGTTGTCCTCGTCGTCGTGGTCGTCGTCGTAGGCGGGTGGGATAGCGGTGAGCAGCTGCTCGTATGCGCCTGCCGGGCATTGAGTGTACGCGAGGTCACGGTGCGCCAGGAGCTTGGCGTCGACGGTGATGATGCCGTCGCGGCGTAGGTCGGACATGAGGCGGGCGAACGCTTGCTGCTGCGGCTGCGTGATGCTGTCGGTGCGGTAGTCGCCGATGCAGCACACGCTGACCGTGTTCGAGTTGTGAAACTGGCCGCCTTTGTCGTTGCGGTTCGCGCCGTTGCGGTAGTCGGAGCCTCGGCCCTCAAAGATGGTGCCGTCAGGATGGCTGAGGTATGAGTAGGCGATCATGGAGAAGCCGCCACGCCGGTGGATCACGTGCTCGACGATGCGTGCAGCGGCTTTGGCGTCGCTGCCGGCGTTCGTCACCGAGTGATGCACCACCACGCCCTCGGCGGGTCCACGGAACCGAGGCGGCGAGCCCCAAACGCCGTGCAGCGTCCAATCCTCAAACCGGATCACGACGAACGCTTCGGGCCTTCGAGGAACAAGGCGATGAGAGCCGCTGAGAACGTCGCTATGGCTCCGGTCGCTTCGGCTGAGATATCAGCGCCGAGCGACGTGCCGAGGGCGACAGCGGCGACTACGACGGCTTGGAGGCGTGCCGGGTACGTTTCGATGCGTTGCAGCATGAGCTTGTCCTATGCGGGCGGGTCGGGCGGCGTCCAAGGCTGGCCGACGGTCCACGACTCGGGCGCGTCGCGCAACTGTTGCCGGTATGTCGCCCAGGCTGCTTGGTCGGGTACGACAGAGTCGACAAGCTGTGTCCAATCGCATTCGCGCAAAAGTTTGTTGCGGTATTGGCGCATCAGTCGCTCGATGTCGGCGTCGGTGAGCGTTTCCGGCGGGTTTTCTGTGACATGAAACGAATCGGCCATGATGCTCCTAGCTAAGTTCAATGACGACGATGCCGGCTGCGCCGTCGCCGCCTGCGTAGCCTGCGCCTGGGCCACTGCCGTCCTGCTGTGCCGAGCCGTCGCCGCCTGCGCCAGGAACCGGACCAGCAGCGCCTTGGTGGTCTGCGTTTCCCACACGAGGACTTGCGCCGCTGATACCGGAACCGCCGAACGACGAAATACCGCCGCCGCCAGCCTGTACGAAGTCCATTCCGTCGGACAAAATCACAGCGTTCTGGCCTGCACTTCCCTGCATCAGCAGCGTGCCCGTCGTGCCGATACCGCCTACGCCGCCTTCTTCTGCCCAGTTCTCGCCAGGTGTTTCTTGGCCGTAAATGCCACCAGTGCCGCCTGTTGCGACAGCGATGGTTCCAAACGACGTCGTGCCGCCGTTGCCGCCGTTTGCTTCTACGACACCAGTGCCGCCCGCACCGATTGTGACAGTTTCTGACGCTGCGAGGCTGGCTGTAGTGACTTGCACGACTGCGGTTCCGCCTGCGCCGCCGCCCGATCCTGCCGATTCGCCTGATACGCCGACGTCTTCCGAACCGCCGCCTGCGCCGCCGCCGCCCACGACCGTAATTTTGGCGTTTGTCGCCCACGGATACGACGCTTTCGTAAACGTGCCCGACGCTGTAAACGTGACAATCTGTTTTTGTGCTCCCGAGGCGGGCACGCCTGACGAGTCGATCAGGTTGTTCCAGGCTGCGTCCTCATAGACCTGCAAAAACTTCGTGTCCTCGAGGTAGCAAACCATGCCGTCCTCAGGTGACGTGACAGCAGCGTCGCGTGCGGTGGCCGTTGCGAACACCATGACGGCCTGGTCTTGGAGATAGTTCTGCACGTCGGCGGCGGTTAGAATTTCTCCCGAGTTGAACGTCTTGAAACCGGAACCCATAGCGTCAATATCCTAGTCTGTTCTGGTCGAGCACCCCGAACGACGCGCTGTTGAGAATGAACGACACGGTTTGCACCCCGTCCTCGAGTTGTACTGACAACTTTGACGAGTTTGGTGAGATTTGCCAGCCGATACCCGAAACGACGCCGTCAAACTTGAGTGTGGCCGTAGAACCTTCGGGCCGGAGCCTCAGCACACATGCATCACCCACGCTGTACTTGACGAGCTGCCAGCCGTCGTTTTCGCCTTCGACGATCGGCTGCATGCCGATGTTGCGCACGTTGAGCGGCGGTGCGCCGTCGGTGCCGTATTGCGCCAGAAACGATTCGGCGACCGACAAGGTACGGGCGTCGGTCGTGCACAGCAGCCCGCTGCGTGAAATGTTGCGAGCACCGAACGCTGCGATATTGGCGGCGGCGGTTTGTTCGGTGCCGCCGACAGACGTGAATGCTGCCTGGCTGTAGCTCGAGGTCGTGCCGGTGGCAAAGTCGACCGTTTGGAAATAGTGCGGCTCGGTGCCCGACGTGGCGAGGCGGGCGTCCCACAAGTTCAGGGCTGTGAGCTCGTTGACGCCGGTGACGGCTTGGCTAATTGGTGCCTGGCCTCGGCTGCGGAACGTGACCGAGTTGTACGGCGTCGTGCCGTCTACTGGTAGCCCGTGCCTGACGTAGACGTCGCCGCCGTTGCTGTGCTCGATCGTCGTCAGCAGCGCGCCAGCGGTGCCTGTGTAGCTGGTCACGGCCTGGAGCGTGTCGCCCGCTTCGCCCGACGGGTTTACCACCGCGTTTTGGTCTATCTGGGCGCTGATCGTCGTTGCGCCGGTCAGTACGGCGTCGAGTTCGGCTTTGGCCGTGTCTGACGACACCGACAGCCCAGACTGAAACGCCAACGTGCCAAGCATCGTGAGGGCGTCTACGACTGTTACTGTCACAGTGGCCTCATACGTGTCGCTGAACGTGTACTGAATGTCGGCAACGACGCCGGTAAACGCTGCGGGCGGGCCGTACGTCCAAGTCGGTGCGCCTGCGCCAGTCACGTCGGCGTACAGCTTGACCTCAACGCCTAGGAACCGTGCGTTTGAGTAGGTGCCGCCGGCGTCGGGCGTGTACGCGCTGGTCGTGTTGTCGAGCTCGAGTGTCATCGTGCCGCCCGAATACGTCAGTGCGTCGCCTCGTTTGCCGTAGCTAACCGAAGCGCCGAGCACGTCACCGATCGGCACAGCAGCCGGGTTTGGACCGCCGTCGTTGTCGACCGGCTGAAAGTCAAGCGCCCACGCCCACGACGCCATCAGAGCTGCCCGGTAAGGATCGGGACCGAACCGCCGTGAGCTCGGGCGTAGCGTTGCAGGGCTGCGACGACGTCGGCACCGTCGGCACCGGGCGGCATGTTCACGGTCACGTTCATGCCGCCACCGATACCGCCAGCACGATCTAGAGGCACGACCGCTTCGGGGCCTGCTTCGCCGATGAGGGCCAGCGTTGGGCTTGTCACGATGCCGCCCTCGGCCAGTGCCGGAATCCTCGGAATGTCATCCGGATTGACTGTAAAGCCTGCG